GGTGATTTTTTCGACTCTGGCATCGGGGGATCCTTCCTTTAGTTTTTCCAACTCTTTCTCAGCATTCGCTGTGGAGCGAAATTTATGAGCATCACTGGACGTACTTGTCCAGATACTGTCTTGCCTCCAGTATACCACACCCGAAGATAATTTGCTACCTTTGTGCTCTCTAGAGACGACGTAGAATGGTTTCTTGGCCATAATAGAAAAATTCTATAAGAGAAAAAATTTCTCAAAAAAATATTTAGCTCACTCGTTTGGTTCGTTATAGATTAGGCATTGCGAATTCTCATATAAAAAACCCCCATCGGTTAACTGTCCGATGAGGGTCTGTCTTTCAGTAGAGTTTGACCTCTGCCTTGCATCCGATCAAGGTCAACTGTTCGATCATTTGGAGTGCTGCTTCATAAGTGGCAAAACTCATAAACCTGCATTTCTGATCTTGAGGAGTCCAGAATCTGATTGAAGTGTTCATAAACAGAAAGATTGGTCGATTTGGCAAAGTTTGTCGTTTCTCTGTTCCTGCATTTCTGTGAAACTAGAGATGACGGAGTTGCCGAGGATAACCCCGACAACTAAGACGATTGAGGCAAGAGCGATTCTCAAAATCTGGGGTCTCCGAGATCGTCAAGCACATCTTGAAGGAAATTCACGGGTGAAACTTCGAGAGTGTTTGGTTGGACATCAGGTCTTGGACGGGCGAGGTCAGCAAGAATTGATTTCATTGCCGCTTGAACAGCAGGGTCTCTGCGTGCTGCGGCATTGGTGAGAAAGATGTTTCGCATATTCAAATTATAAACCCCCTGCCCCACGAATGGGGTCAGAGGGTGACACTTTGTCAACTGTCCTTGGCTTTCTTCTGTCCTTCAATCAGGAAGTAGAATTTGATGTAAGGATCGTTGCAAAGAAGGGAGTAGGTCTCAGAGGTCATTTGGTTTGAAAGATTACGAGTTTGCGGTTGAAGCGGTTGAGGATTCGATGATTGAGAAAGCGGATCATTCACAGTACCTCTTTCATCAGTTCAGCAATTATGCTTTCATCCTCAGGGGCATCTGATTCGTGGAGTGATTCCAGAATCAGATCGTCAAGTGCATCTGTGTCGAATTCGTTCAAGACAATAACTCCATAGGAACGTTTGGTGTGCAGACAAGACCAACGCTATCTTGGCGAAATGCTTTTGCGTAGCGTTTGCCGATCTGTCTTAGTACTGATTCTAGCATTGGTCGGTCTGACTCTGCTGCCATTATGACAAGAATTTTACAATTCTCACGGGTGCCTTTCCAGAGACCAACGCCGTCAATAATGGTTGCAAACTCAAGATGTGGTCCAATGTCAGTGCGGATAAAGTCATCGAACATTGTGTCGGTGACGGTGCCAGCATCGGGGATGTCCAATCCCATCATCAGTTCAAGTCGGATCATAAAGGGTTGATTGCTTTACTCTTTAAGTATAGCGTCTCAGTACCGACTTGGGATGCGTGAGTAGACAGTTTGTGAACTGGTTTCAGGCTGGATTTTTTGGTCGTCCCGTCCTGTAATATAGCAGTCGGGAGGATTTAACCCGTAGTGGGTGCTGATGATTTCATCAGCAGTTTCGGAGCACTCCATTTCATTGATGTGCTCTATGAGTTCGTGCTCGGTCATTTTCTCATAATATGAGATGAGCGAGTCGTAAACGTATTGCTCCAAATCTTTGGAGTCCATCCGATCGAGGACAATTTGTGTGTAGTCTTCGATCAGATGGTCAAAGGTGCAGTCCATCGCTTCGGGCATTATGACAATGCCTCAAAACGTTGACGGACTGCGAACTCGATGTCGTCTGAATTCATCATCGCAATGTCTCCAGAGTCTGTCGCTTCTTGGACGACCTCTTCATAAAGATTTTCGAGGATCGCTTCGTTGTTCAAATTGCTCATAGGTTTTTTCCAGTTGTAGAGAGTAAAGGGGTCGTACGGTTTGTAGAACTCGTCAGGATAGAGATCACCGTACATCAGGAATACTCAAAAGGGGTCGGTTCAAAAACGATATCACAGAGAGAGTCGAAATCCTCCTCGTCAATGTGATCTGGGCATCCGAGATCTCGGAGCATCACGAGAGCATCGACCAAGGCGGTCTCCTGCTTTTCGTTAAGTGGAATTTGTCTCATACAATAATTCTACACGGTCAGGAGCAAAATGCAGGGCATCTTGTGACAGTTTGACAACTGGATTCCAGCCGTAATTATTCTCCCTTCCAATCGTATACTCGTATGGAGATCTCACTATCATCTGATGTTGATACCCCTGCGGCTTCCAAAGCGGCCCAGATATCAGAACAAATAGAATGGATAGTATCTTCAGGGAGGTGTTCAAATGGATTGATTTTGATCATATGTACATTCTAGCAGGTCAGCTGCAATTGTCAGATCAGGTCAGACACTTGCTCTACTGTCACCTTATCGGTTTTCTCTTTGAACTTGGCATTGTATACTAGTACTATCTCATCCTTAGTCTTGGTTGAGTAGTCTTGATACATCTTCTCTAATGTTGTATTATATTCATTAGCTGGAATGCTTTCTATAATCTCTTGCATTCTAATAGCTACTATCTTCTTAATTAATGATTGTTTAGTATGAGTCATTTGTAGTAGGTTAACTCTATAAGTGACACATTAATATTTAATATTAATTATGAAGATTTAATAGAAACTAGTATTCCTCAATACTTAAATAATTGATTCTTTCGGAATCTTCAATTTCTAGTAAATCTTCAAAATCCCACGTGTCGGGGCTATCCTCCAATGTCAGGTCTAGAGTGATTTTGTATCTCTTTGGGGTTCTATCTAGATTAACATCAGCTATAATGTCTGATGGTAAGTTAAGAAAGCCGTGACCTGACATTTGATGATAGCGATTGAATGTATTTAGGCGAATTCCACCCATCCACCTGTATACTCTACGTCACCTTGAGCTGTGGATACGAACCAATCAAAGTTCTTTTGATAGAGACTGTAGCCAACGATGTCCCTAAGCAATTCGTTTAGTATTTGCTTAGTGGTGTTCGTCCAGTAGCCACAGTTGTTGATTGCAATGTATGCACGACCAGTGACAGTAGCTATGTGGTGACCGTGGAAACGGACCTCTACATTACCATTGTCTAACACGGTGGTTGATCTGTTACCCTTAGCAAAGGAACGACGCTCGTCGATTGCTGAAAGGAGTTGTTGATCAATTTTGCGCATTGTCGATTTCCGTTGGGGACTTACTAAGTATAGCAGCTGGCTCGGGCAATGCATCCTCTTCTGTGACACTTTGTGGATTGTCCACATCTGTCACCCCACCTTGGGGTATTGTGCTACCTACGAAACCGTCCCAACCCTTATCCAACATATCGGGGCTCTGTGTTAGCATAGAGTCGATCTTGAGATTATTAGCTCGGATCCTATCGTTGATAAACTTACCAATACTGGCATCCTCCCTCTGGGTGGTGTCCTCGACTGATTCTACTAGGTTGTCCTCGTCATCTCGGTCCTGTTCGGCTTCCAAACGCCCTGACAGTTCCATAAATGCTGACTGGAACTCCTCTAGATCTTCATTCTTATAAATGTACTGTTTGTTAATATTAGACTTGAATATAATCTTAACTAGATTATTATCATAGTCTAATTCTAAGTATTCTATTGCATTTGAGGGTAAATTATCATATCCTACCCCTCCTTTAGAGTCAGTCATTAAGTATTTGTCCTGTATATGGTTATAATACCACATTTATGAAGGATATACAACCCTTTTAAATGAAAAAACCGAACTTTCTTAACATTTTGACTTTCTTAACTTTCCAATTATTACAGTTTTTGAACTTTCGAGACTTTTCGCTTGACTTTCGGTACATTTCGGGCTTAGACCCCCAAATCTCCGTAGGTTAACCGAGAGATAGAACACTTAGGTATGGTTTATTTAACATTTAATTAAATGGTTAGTTTTCCACAGGTTATCCACAAGTTTTCCACAACCCTGTGGAAAAGTATTAGTGGTATCAATGAGAGCTAGGCACGGACACCAGTCCTATCCTCCTCTAATCTTAACTGTCTTTCAAACTCATACTTCAATGATGCTATGTGCCCCTCTAAGAATGATTGGTAGTCATTATCCTCTACCAAATCACCTAGATGTGCAATATGTTCAAGTGCAAAGACTAGTTTGGCTGATTTGTTTAGCATTAGCATTCACATAGGTTAGGGTGTTCACCTGTAGCACAATATTGTCCTTGAGTATATGTGTCTGGTACATCTGTACAACTATATGAACCAGCACTACCTGTATTCATAAAGGAGTATGCATCAAGACCATATCCACTGCCACCTCCACCATTATTCATTCCAAGTCCACAACCTGATAGTAAGGTGGCAGTCCATACTATTAACCAAGTGTTAGTTAGTATGTTAAGTGTCTTCATCATCTCCTTTTTTAAATGTAACAATGTTATCTATGTCTAACCATCCTAGTAATGTCCACAACCAAAGGAGGCTGAGTACTAGGACAATTAATTCAACTACGGGGACTGGTAGTAATGGCATCGTGTAATGCTCTGGCTGTATTGTTGTTTGTTATTAATTTATTCAACCAGATCCTTTCATCCAATGTAACAGGGACACCATCTGTAGTAATCATTCTACAACAAATGTCAGTGAGTTGGAGTCGATAGGCGGTTGATAACATTAATCTAGTGATCCTAAATCATTGATCTGTTGTGGGCTAGGACGATGTGCTTTGAAATCATCGTGGTTACCATCACCAGGCATTTTACCGTAGGCACAGTATTCAATTGCTTGTATGCTCCCTTCGAGGCGATCAAGATCCCTGTCCAATTTCACATACTCTAGATGTGCATCTTCAAGTTCAACTTGTCTCATCTCTAATTGTGTTTGTCTCTTCGTGAAGCGAGCTAACAACTGTTCGTATGATTCAGTCTGTTTCATTTGGAATAACGCAGGTAGTTTGTAAGAGTAAACGTGGCACTGATTTCATTTCAGTGGCCATTTGTCTGTAACCAGATCCAACATAGACCTGACCGCCGACGACCGCAACCGCACATACAGCCCAGAACCAGTAATACCACTGAGTCTTTAGTTGGTGTTCATTTTTCATAGTCTTTGCCGTTGCCCTCGTATTATAGCATACGGGAGGGCATTGTGTAAACCTCGGTATAAATACCCCTTTACAAGTTGTGAATAAACTAGTGTGTGACAGGGTTCCAGGACATAAATAGTAGTAGAATGAGCGAGGTTCACCAATGATCCCAAACTTCTTCGTTATGAAGAATCATTCAAATGAGGTACATAGTCTATGTTAAATCACAATGTCATCAGCAGTAATCAATTAGCAGATTGGAAAGAATCAACTGAGGCTGTCTACGAAGTAGATAATCACCTCAACAACTACTACGAGTGTATAATTGATGCTGGTGATGATACGTACACTGCACGACGGTGCAGCAGGTTAAACCAATAAGATAGTCCAGTTAACATACCGAACCACTAACCCCTCGACAGAGGGGTTTTTTAATGCTATACTGGATACTATGACAGTACAACAACTATTTTCTGTACCCATACTAGAACACAAGGTTGATCTAGATCAGATTGTCTTGGGTGATGGTGTGTATCATTACAATGGTGAAGTGAACTGGACGTATGGTAAACAACTACGGTGTCCTGATTCAACATACAAGTATTTGTATGAAATTATATCACCATTCTTGTTAGAATATGATCCTTATACTCATTTTAGTTTTACTGACATATGGCGCAACAAATACTGCCCTACTGACTATCAGGGCTATCATATCCACGCACAGTCACAATGGTCATTCATAATATATGAGACAGTTGATAGTAAAACTGTGTTATATAATCCAGCGTGGCTATTAATACAGAATCAAATGGGTGTAAGTAAATCTATGCCCTGTATTCATAATATTAATATGAGTGCTGGTTCAATGGTCGTGTTCCCTTCATTCATTGCACATCACGTGAACAATGGTAATGAGGGTACAACAATCAGTGGTAATATACATTTAAAGTACAATGGGATGTAGTAACTGCGACAACGTAACACTAGATGACTTTGAGAATGCTATGTTTGCTCATTTAATCACACAACGTGATGGCAAGTGGTATGTCAAGACAGATAGTGGTATAATAAAAGAGTTTAAATCACACACATCAGCCAAGGAGTTTATCTTTATGGGAGGCGTTCAAGATGGAACTTGAGAAAAGAGGTGGATCAGGTGGTAAGCAAGCAATGATCAATGCTTATGACCAATTTGTTAACAAGCCACCAGCAGCACGTGAGGTCATTAAGCACAGAACAGAATGCGATACATTTATTAGAGAGTATCCTGACCACGCTCCTCACGACTTCTGTGATATGATGGTGGCTATGTGTAAAGAGTTTAAAGAAAGAAAGAGAACAAATGAAATGGGTTCTCACAATGGTGGCTCTAATGAAACACAACGTAAGGACTTCTATTACTTCTTAACTGAAGGTACATCACCTAACATACGTAACACATTGCTTAAAGGGTGGAGTGCATTAGCATCAACACAATACATTGAAGATTTCCCTCAGTTAGGTGTGTTTGATTTTTGGATGTCTGCTGCTAAGATACAAATGACAGAGCCAGGTGAAGGATTTCATCAATGGCACTATGATAATAGTGGGTTCTTTGTTCAAGCACGTGAGTTTGTATTCATCACATACTTAAGTGATGATTTTGAAGGTGGTGAGACTGAGTTCTTAAATCAAGGTATCAGAGTTAAACCAGAGAAGGGTAAGACAGTAATATTTCCAGCAGGATACACACATATGCATCGTGGTAATCCTCCTATGGGTGGCACTAAATTCATTGCTACTACGTGGGCTAATAGAATGCCACGCATTGACACAGAGACACAATCAACTGAAGAGATTGAATGTATCACACCTCAAGAGAGTGTTATATCATTCTATAAGAAAAACTAACGGGATTGACGAGGATCGAACTCGCAACTTCCTGCGTGACAGGCAGGTGCTCTAACCAGTTGAACTACAACCCCATAATAAAAAGAGGACTGATTCAGTCCTCTATAAACTTCCTCGGATTACTCATTGCTTGTACGTGATGTATCACCTGATCTCTCAGTTGTAATACATCCTCATAACAATCTTGATTGTGTGCACACATTCTGAGTGCTGAATCAGGTTTGAGTAACGACTCAAGTACTATACTCTTAGCACGATCCCATTTCTCGTAAGAAGTGGTTGGGCCAATTGACTTTTGATCTTTCATTCTGTATTCAGATTGATTAAAATGGTTGTCAGTTCAGGGTACTTAGCATATGCTTGTTTAACTGCTGTTGACGGATCAATACAGCTATGCACAAACTTAGTCCACTGTAATTTATGGTTGATCTTACTCAACACATTTACTTCCCATTTCTTCTTCTTTGTTACCATTAGCAACCCTCAGAAGAGTGTTCAAACTCAATGTCTCCCTTGTCATTATAATACCAATACTCATCATCATCTTCCCTAGTCTCATTAGTAGGATACACGTAGTTAGTTTGATCCGTATGCACCTCAGCAATTAGATCATTAACCAATGACAACTGCGTTTGATGATAGTCTTGGAGCTCATAAAGTGCTCGCTTAACATCTGATATTAGTTCAGAGCCAGTGTTACCATCAAGGTATTGAGTTACGATGTGACGTAACTCCTCATACCTCTGCGTTGCAGTATCCATCGTCGATACGACTGGAAGCTCTTTCAAGCTTGGAGTAGAGATCACCACATTTGATTCCATTGTATTTTTCTGTGGCGAACTGTTGACTGGATGTGAGGTGTTGTAAGGCATCAGACAGAACTGTTAATTCGGATTTGTTAAGAAGCACTTTAAGAAGTCTCATTTGATTGTACTAACCACTATACTAATAATTATACAGTGGTGGGGTGCTTAAGCAGCCCCAAGAACAGGATTTCCTAACTGTGGGATAGTATTGAAATCAGTCACGTCCCAACCGTAGTTGACTCGCTCTGATACTTCACTGTCCAGATCATTTGTTTGGATGAACCTTTTGTTCACAGTACGTCCATTAAGGGACAATACCTCCAACAAATAACGATAAGACACTTCACCAAATGGTAGTCTTACAGGATAGAAATCTGCTTGCTGACCACTGTTGTTACGAAGTTGCATAATGTTGTGGGGGTTTCCCTTGACTACTCTTATATTATAGCAAAAAAATACCCCCTGGG